GATCGCACCAGTAAGCATGGCTGTTAACAATATTCCTAGTATGATTTTCAAAGTAACTTCTATTATCTTTTCTTTTCTTTTTTCTTTGTCTATAACAGCTTGTCTTCTTCTTTTACGAGCTTCAGCACAATGAGCAAGATAATCACTATACAAATTTGGTCTGCCGTATAACTGCATAAACTCTCGAAGTGTTTCTTTTTTACGTCTGATTTCTTCCAGGGCCATAAACTCTTCAAGATCATTATCTTGCTTGCCAAGGAAGTTAGTCCAAATACTACTTTTTCTTTTGTTTAGATCTTGTTGCAGTTGTTCCTCAGCACCCACAAACTTTGCTATTGCTGAACCAGCACTTGATAGTTCTCTACCATTTTCAATTGTTTGTTTTATGATTGCATAAGCACCATTTGCTAATGCTAGTGCTTCAAGCATATCTCCCTCACAAAAACATTTGAGTTACAAGAAGCATAATAATAGAACCCATACCAGCAAATAACCAACTCTCTATTCTTCTTAAAGAAGTTTTGAGTTCCTGGACAATCTCTTTTAGATTATCAATCTCAGCTTTCAGACTTGTCATTGTCGGCTTGCTCATCTTTCTCTTTCTTTGGTCTACCTTTTTTTACTGGTGGCTCAGGCTTTTCTTCGACAGCCTTTGGTTTTGGTTTAAGTTTTAAGTGTGGATTTAAATCATATATATGTGGCATTATTCAGCTTCCTCTATTGTGTTGCCTTCCTTTACCCATTCTTGGATTGCTTGGTAGTGTCTGTTGTCAGGGTCTAGTGGTACAGATATTGTTTTACCATCTATGATAGCTTTTATACCATAATTTATATTTTCAAAACTTTGTTCATATTGTGCTGATGTAATATTCATACTATCTCCTATAACTCTGCATCAAACATCATAAAAGCATTAGTGGTGTCTGCTCTTAGAAGAGCAGACCTTCTTCCATCGCCAAAACCGGCTGTTGAACCACTTGTCGCAGTAAATTTTGTTGAAAATCTTGAACGTTCATTTGTTGATATTGCAGTAGTATCTCTAAATGCTGTTTGTGGTTCTAAGACATCAAAATCAGTTGCATTACTAAATGAAAAAGATGGCACTGTTCTCATTTCAACTTGGGAATATAACACATGCTCACTTGTGGTAGTGCTTGTCCAATACCCGAATACCATTAGTGCATTAGTAGTATCATCCCATCTAAAAACTTCTGTATAACGTTTGCATAAAATTAGTTCTTCCCCAAATGACCTATGTTCAAATGGTGTGGCTTTTCCAATCTCAAACTGGACTCCAGTAATAAAGAATGTTCTATCTGTGCTATCATAAAAAGATGTTTGATTATCTTGAAATAGTTTAGTGTAATCTCTATCTGCCCAAGCTGTATCTTGATGAGTGCCACTTGAAAAGTTTGTTCCACCATGCAACCAAAACATTATGTTTGCACCAGTACCATTGTTATCAGCTATACCATAATCAGAACCACTACTCGCTTGTGTATCACCTGGAATTTCAATAGTTACTTGTGTCCAAGATGTTGTAACTGCAAATCCTTTTGTAAACCAACGAGCAGTACCACCTGATAAATGATATTGTAAAGCAAATGTATATTGAGCAGAAGCATTACCTTTTACATAAAAACTAAGTGTAGTAGTTTGTGCAGTTGATTGATTGTATTTTAATTGCTGTAAATCTTGACCTTCTATTCTTTGCTCTAACAAAAGAAATTCACCTGATGCTATTGAGGTATCGGCAGTTGTGCAATCTAATTTTAATGAATTAGCAAACCCCACTGGAGCATCTGAATCTTGCGAAGATGTAAGTCTACCTGATGTACCACCACCACCAAATACTTTAAATCTATCTACAGCAGACATAGCTTCACCACCACCTTGACCAGTCTGAGTTCCCCTTTGCGATATTTGCATTGCACCATTATACGCAATGTTTCTGCGACCCCCAATCTGACTATTGGTTAGGACTTCACCGAGCTTTGCTAATTCTCTTGCTTTGGTCATTATTCACTCTCTTTCTCTGGCTCAAGGATAACTTTACCATCACTGTCAGTCCAATCTGTACCACTATCTTTCATATGTGGGTCATTTCTCTCACCAATAACCATCCAAGATATTGTGTCTTTGCAAGAATTATCTTGTGCTGTAATTGTTAAAGTGTTGCCACTTACAGACCCTTTGATTGCAGTCCAACCACTTTCATTACTTGTAAAACATTGCACGTCTGTGTTTAACGCTTCAAAAGTTCCTTCTGTCATTCCACTCACTGTATCAATATTTATAGTAGCTGTCCCTGATGACAAAGTTACTTTACCTCTATAAATTAAATCTGCTTTCGGTCCTTCTATAAATGAGTGTACTAGATAGTGTGTATCCTTTTTAGACTCTAACGGATGGTTAATCTTAAAAGAACCAGATGTTTTTGATAAAGCTCCAGAAGCACTTATCTGTGCTGTTGGTACACCAGAACTTGTACTATATATTCTAAGTGCCGATGAACCACCAGTAATTAATATTCCACCTTCTCCGTTTACAATTATAACCCCATTTGACCCCGAACCTGGATTAGCACTTCCCTGACTACCAGTTCTAAATGTTCCACCATCAGACATATCAAAAAACCCAGCAGTAACTGTTGAGCCACCATCATTTCCGTTAAAAACTATATCTTTATCTTGAACATCTGCATTAAACGTAAATTCTCCAGAGCTTGCATTTCTTATTCTTCCTATTTGTGTACCACCATCTTTAAATATTAAGTCACCACCATCAGCATCTAGTATAATATCCCCGGCCACATCTATTGTTAAGTCACCACTTGATAAGTCAATCTCTGTACCATCTATTGTTATGTTATCTACTGTAATACCACCATCTGCGTCAAGCACACCTGATACACCACCTCCAAAAGTAACTGCACCATCAAACGTACCACCATTAGTCTTGCTTACTGTATCTGCCACTGAAAATACGTCATACACAACAATAACAATCAAGTCATCAGCACTAGCTCCTTGTGCCAATACAACAGACGTACCACTGGTACTTGTATAGTCTGCACTACCTAGCAATACACCATTCTGAAATACATCTAAGTAGTTTGTATCTGCATAGGATAGAGTTACACCCTCGCTACTTGCACCACTAAATGTAGTCTGACTAGCAGTAGCTGTATAGGTATGAACTCTTCTTACTCCGTTGCTTGGACTTGTTCCTATGTATGGCATTGTTTATATCCCTACCAATTTATAGCCACCAAAGTGGCAGTTACTTGCTTTAAACTCCCAAAAAGAACTCTCTGTATCGTGAAATACTTGACACTCTAAATAATCATCTGCATCTAATTCTACAATCATTGAAATACTCACAGGCATAGTTGTTGGTTCAGCACTGTCTTGACCAGTACTAAAATCAAATTCACTTGTACTAGCTGGGTATTTACTGCCATTTTTAAGAAAACGTATAATAGTTCTTTCCCATTGAGTGGCTACACCACTTGTTACACTCATAGTTGCATAGCACCAATACTTTCCTGCGACAGCAGGAGTAAATCTTCCAGTAGATGTACTATAACAAGTATTTGTATTTATAGATGTTAAATTTCCTTTATAAATAACATTACTTTCATTACTTAAACCAGTTGTTACACCACTTACTACGCTTGTGTGATAAGCATGAAATGCTGGAGCATTTAATGATCCTATACCTTCACCTATTACTTGTGTTAATGCCATTATATCATATACCCCCCAAAGAAAGAACAAAACCCAGTAGTATCAAAATCTGCATTTGCGTTCAAACCACCCATATTATGAGAAACATAATTTACATTATTGCCACTTACAGAGTTAGCAAAAACTCTTACTTTTACTACATCAGTTGCACTCAAAGAAAGTAATGCAGATAATGCTAATTGTGTTTGCCCTACATCATTAGTTGCATATCTTTCTAAAGTATTAGCTTTTGCACTACCATTTACTAATATACCTATTCCAGCATCTCTTAAATCCGAGTCATCTCTTGTAATGGTAATATTTGTATAAAATAAATATAATCCTGTATGTGTAATAGTACATTGCCCATTAGATGTATTATAACTCATTTGTATATCAAAATCTTTAGTATTAAATATAGCATCAGCATTTGAACTATCTGATTCACTTTGTGCAGAACCAGTTCTTCTTGCATGAAATCTTGGTTTAGCTGATTGTGTAACAACACCACTACTATTTATTGCAATAGCATCTGTATCACTTGCACTACCTATATTACCATCATTAGGTATAACTATGTTACCAGTAAACGTACCACTGGTAGCTTCCAAAGCATTACTGCTAGGGTGGCTTACTGTACCTACTGTTCTAAACAAGTAGTACACAAAGATGTTATTACCTGAGTTACTTGATGGTGCAGAAGTAAATGTAAGAGTTGTGCCACTTACTGAGTAACCTACAGAAGGTTCTTGAATAACACCATCTACAGATACAAGTATATCTTCATCAGAACCTACTCCATGATCTAGTGTAAATGCAGTAGTAGAACCATCACCTGAGAATACTGAAGCTGACTTTGATGCTACAAATCTATTTGCTGAAGTATTTCCTATGTATGGCATTTTAACTCCTACTCACTAATTGTATCAACTACTGATACCCAAACATCTACTGCATTAGCTACAGTGCTTTGTACTTTTAAAATATCACCTGATTGCATAACAATTTTTGCACCACCATCTAACAATGATAATGCACCACCATCAGGAATAGGAGCATTTTTAATTAAGTAAAAATCATTTGCTCCATCATTTATAAAAACATCTACATTTACTTGTGTGCCTTTTACATTGGCTATATTTATTCCTACTAGGGCATCATCTGAGTTTGCAGTTCTAACTGTAACAGCACTTGCCCCCACATTTCTCTGTTTATCTCTTTCAAAATCTTGTGCCATATTTTACTCCTATAAAGCTATAGCCATTGCAGTAGCAAATCCTTTTGTTGCTTTAGCTGATATCGTTCCAATGTTTGATGCTACTGTATTTACATCAGATATATTATTAGCAACTGTAGTTACATTACTTGCTATACCAGCTACTGACGTTACGTTACTAGAAACCCCAGCCACTGTTGTGACATTACTTGATATCCCAGCTACTGTTGTTACATTGCTAGACACACCAGCTACAGTAGCAATATTACCTACTACACCACTTGCACCTAGTGTTGCCATATTGGTAACATTATCTGATGTAGCCAATAAATTAAGATCAGTTACAATATCACTTGTAGCTAAAGTATTTAAGTCTGAAACTATATCTGATGTGGCCAAAGTATTAAGATCAGCGACAACATCTGCTGTAAGTATAGTCATATCTGATACAAAATCGCTTGTAACCAAACTCATTTTTGAAACAAACGTACTATCAATCAGAGCCATGTCTGTCGCAAACTCTGATGTAATTAATGAAGCTTTACCAGCTACAGTCGTAACATTACTAGCTATGCCAGCTACAGTTTGTATTGCATCAGTTGCATCTGTTCCATCTTCTATATCAGCTAGTGTAGCAATATCAGAAGCAATGTTTGATAATGTCTGTCCATCTGCTGTTGTAAATGTAGCTTCAGGATTACCAGTTGTTTCATTAAAACCTAGAAGCTTGCCTTTCCTGGTGTCTTTAACTGGCAATGTCATATCTGCACCTGATATAACATCATGTTCTGCTTGTCTTAAAGATCTATTTATTTCTTCGTTAGTTTGTTGGTGTACAAACATGTTGGTGTCAAAATCATCTTCTAAAGATGAAGCTGTAAGTTGACCACCTGATGTATATACTGATGTCCTGGATAAAGGTATATCACTTAATATAGTTATTGTTTGACTGCTCGTAGGATGATTGCCAGTTGTGAATGATATCGTTCCAGCACCAGTGCTAGAATTTAGAGATACTGTATAATGAGTTGTTTCTGTTTTTTCTGTTGAATCTACATAAACCTTAACTTCACTTGTTGCATTTACCTGGAAAGTAAAAGCAAAAGGTCCAGCAGTGCCGTTTCCAGTAAACTGCACTCTTCTTGCTGTGGTTTGATCTGTTACATCATAAGTAGCCATTCACGATACCTTTCTTTTTTTATACACTATTTTGTTTCACTTGCCAATATTTTAAGTCTGTCATCAGTCTGAAGCATAATATCCATAGCACTTTCTCTTGCATCAGTAAGTATGTCATTTAACATGTCATATTTTTTTTCGTCATCTACTTCTATTTTATATTCATTTGAATTTATCATAGCATTCAAGGCTGGCAACAAAGCTTGGGATGCATCGTATCCAGGATCACCAACAGTCAAACTATATTTAGAATTTATTCTATTTGAATTATTAACAAGAGTTACATATCTGTTAAATTGTTTGTCAGATAACTCTATACCATTATATTTTTTTCTATGTGGCCCAAACACATGACCTCTTTCTGAAAGCCTTATTAGTTCTCTGTCTAGATTAGTATATCCACCTTCCATAATTTTAAATGGACTAACATACTCATAAAGCTTACCACTTCCTTGTTCTTTTATATTACCCCAAAAATCTAATGCTGGTTCTAATTGACTGCTGAATCTTGGATTACCTGATTTAGCTTTGTTCAAGGCTAGATAGTAACCTTTCATTACTTCAGGAAAATAAAAATTATTTGCATCATCAATTTGTTCTGCTGATAACATAGTGTTACTTGCTTCAGGATTACCAACTCTTTCAAGTGTCCTGGTAAATGAACTTGCTCCTGGTAGCTCCATACTTTCAGGCAAGTAAGTGTTTATTTCACTTGTTACAGTCATACCTACGTTTGTTCCTAACTCACCGAATGTTTTTTGTAGCCTTGTAAAGAATGCATCTTTATCACCATATGGATTGCCAGCCATTTGAAATATGTCTGATACACCCTGAAGAAAAGGTAAATTCATTGCATATTCTGCTATAGCTAAAGAACCAGCCTTAGCCAAATTCATCAAGACACCCATATCATCTTCTTGTTTTGAATAGTAAGCATAATCAGATGCCATAGCTAATATTCCTGATAATGGATCTAGCCTACTAAATGTAATAAATTTATATTCACCATTATCTTGTTTTACACCTATAGAATACTGTGGCACTTTGGCAGAGGTCATGTATCTTCTTGCTTTGAAACTTGTAGGACCTGAACCAGTTACAATGATATCATCGCCATAATCACCATTGGCTAAATGAACCATACTAGCAAACAAAGCATTTCCTAAAACTAATTTTGATAAAGCCTTGTCAAACTCTCTTCCTGATATTGGCCCAGCACCAAAAGGATCAATGCCTTGTAAACTGTCAGGCAAGTTTTGTTTGAGAGCTTTGTATATTGGTGAGTAATTAAATGTTCTATCAAAAACTTCTTTGACAATATTTGTTGGTGTTTTTGAAAAAGGCACAACTATTTTCATACCTGGTAGATTTGCTGTATTAACTAGTGTTGCCCATGCTCCTTTGGGATCATCAGTAAAAGTCATAACCTTTGCTTCTGATGCCATGATTTCAGCGACATCTGCTGGTGGGTCAAGAATAATTTCTGTGTATTTATTTTCAGCCATATCCTTAGCTGTTTCTTTATCAACACCACCTCTAATAGCTTCTTCATAAGTTATCATTTTTCTTCTATATGCTTCACGATAAAGAACTTTTCTTTTTGATATCACTTTGAAAAACTCATCTTCTGAAGCTAAAAATCTACCTGGCAATCTTGTTGCAACCCCAATCATATTTATTGCCATAGGTAAGTAATCGCCTTTGTTACCCATCTGCACTATATGAGCTAAGTTGTCTGTGTTGCCTATTGCAGTTTTTTGTTTCAAATCAATTTTTGTTGCAAAGTCTCCTGGCTGACCAGTTGCAAACAAAGTAGTACCCATAGATTTAACAGCATCAAACAATGCCATTCTAGCTCCATAAGCTTCTGCTGATAGTTCTCCCAAGTAAACTCTATCACCAACTTGTCCAGTTCTACCACCCATTGTTCTTGCAGTGCCTATCAAACCAGCCAAACCAGTTTCTAGAGTTGATGTAACCTGAAACAAACCATTACCAGCCATATTGACTATGTGTGTTACTGGCGAACTGAGAAGAGCATTTATGTAAATCTCCATAGCTACATCGTAACCTTTTTGAAATGCATTCCTCTTGACGTACTCTGCTCTACCGGTTTTTGGCAAGCTTAGAAAAGCTTGAGCATGATAATCAATCAAACCCTCATCTAAATTTTGGACAACTTCATTTAATCTTGTGCCATACTCACCTACATTTATATTTGCTAATTTTTGTATATTAGAAGCAACAGCACCACCTCTCATCATCTCCGAAAGGTTGCCTGATACTTGTGGAACTAAATTTGATTGTATAGTTGCTATTATACTTAGCTCTCTAAATATTTGTTGTTTTTCTCCCAGGTCATCTGTTTTTGTTATAGCCAAAGATTTCTCTTGTATTTCTTGCCCAAACTTTAGCATCATTATCAAACCACCAACTAGATCATCAGATGGCAGTATCTCACCTGGTTTTCTTTTTAGAAATTTGTAAACTATATCACGATAGCCAGTCTGTTGTGCCATAGCTATCAACATTTCCATTGTTTGAGTTGGTCTTCTTAGGTGTTCAAATAATTCTTTATTTGATTCTTTGATGTTCTTGAACATAGATGTTAGATCGACTGTCTGCTCACCACCTTCTTCTTTGAAAATAAGAGCTACTCTTTCTAAATTTAGACCAGGTCCTTTGTAACCAGTATCTTTGATTGCTTTGTTAAGGGCATCTATACCTGATTCATCCATGCCTTTGATAACAAGATTACCACGATCACCCTCAGTGATATCACTTTCAGGCATAGTTTCTTTGTGTATTCTTTGCTGATCTTTATCTAGTTTTTTTAGTAACTCTAAAGTTTTACCAAGAACATTAACCATCTTGATCACCCCCTACTTTTGGAGTGTTAGAAGCTACTCCTTCATTTCCTTGTTGTCCATCGCTTCGTCTGCTTGAAATGGTGTCACTGTCTTTGTTAGGCCCATCAGTGCTTCTCGCAAAGTTTGGTTTTGCATTTTGTAATCGTCTTGCTGTGTCATCGAGTTTTTGTCTATCAATTCCTTCTCGCTCATACCAAGGTATCTCCTTCTCTTCTGTTACTTTAAAACCTTTTGGAACTATACCATTTTTTGGATTTTTTATAAAGGCTTCAAATTCTTTTTGCCTTTGTGGTGTCATAAATACAGTTGTACCATCGGACAATGGATATTCAAAAACTGTTCCATCTTCTGTCTTTATATACTTAGCACCTGAAGAATATGTTCCTGGTTTACCTTCAGTAACTGATAGACCTAAAGATTTTTGATCTGCTATACCTTTAAGTGTTGAATGAGAAACAACTTGCTCACCCTCTATTACCCAGTTTTCCCAATGCCACCTTCCCAAACTAGCATCTTGTGGCCTTCCAAGTATTTCATATGTTTGCTGTATATTTTTTCTTAGACCATCTTCTAATGCTTCTGTAAGAAGTATACCTCTAGGACCTCTAAATATATTTACCAATCCTTCTTTTATGGTTGTACCTTCTTTTCTAATACCATCGTAAATGTTCTGCCCTTTGAATGTACCATCATCCCAAAGATGTCTACCTTGTATTCTATCCATAACTAAAACATCATCTCGGCCAGCAACAAGTAATATAAAACTTACAACTTTGTTATCTATACCAGCACCATCTGTTAGATTGAGAAACTCTCTCCTAATTTGTTTTGCAGAAATATTTGGATCACTAATCATGTCATGTAATGTTTGTAAAACTGTCTTATCTGTGCCTTCAACTTTTTTGCCTAACTCAAACAATAACTGGCCAGTAGCATTTACATTTTGTGTTACTTGTTTCCCAGGAGATCCTTCAGGCAATAATTTTTTGACTGTTTGTTCCCAGGTCGTTTGATCTTGTTTTGTAAATGTTCCATCAACTGCTTTGTCAATCAAAGGTCTTGCACCATCAATAATATCAATAAAAGCACTCTCTTGCTGTACTGGGCCAGCACCTCTAGACAACATACCCCATATAAATAAATCTGCTGTAATTTTTGGATTTACATTATCTGCTTTGTATATATCTCTTATTTTACTTACATAACTAAAACCTTCATCAACACCAGCCTTCATACTTGGTGTAAGCTGTTTTAACTTATCAGCCATCTTGTTGGCATCACTAGCATACTCAATCGCTTTTAGTGGTGGCACTGGTAGAAATTCACCACCCATTGTTTCATTTTGAAATTTTAGCCAGTTTGTTGAACTGCTCAATGCATCAGGATTATTTTCTAAAGCTGTATCTATATTCTGAAAATTAGTAACTTTGTTTGAAGGAATAAAACTTTGTGTAACTGGTGTTATTAAATTTGATTGATTTGTATTTTTAACAAGCATTTGTGATGGTAATTTATTTGCCCTTGTTCCTTCAGGAGCGAACTCTAATTTAGGTGCAAGCTTTGCTAAACCTTTATCTATCGCTTTGTCTATCTCACCACCACCCATAGCTGATAATGTTACACCACCAGTATCTTGATCTAATCTTTGTTGTGCTTTTGTACCTATACTCTGAAACTTACTTTTTATACCAGTCTTGAGACTAGTAAGCATTGGACTGTTCTTGCCGTACTTTATCAAAGCACCAAGGCCCTCTGAAATACTTTCACCTATGACACCACCTTCTAACATTAACAATGGTGTCCTCTGTAGCTTTTGTAACAAGTAAGGTAAATCTTCATTTGCTTCTAATGTTTCAAGCAATGCTTTTGTGGCTTCATCATCCTGGGCTAAAAAGCTTACTGCTGTTTCAATTAGGCCTTTATCTTTTGCTGGTATGACAAGAGCTTCTGTTGCACCATATCCTAAAACATTCGTAAGAAACCTACTTCCTATATTTGCACCTTGTAATGCTTTGGTTGCCATCGCACCAGGTAAAATAATTTGTGTTCCTACCTCACCTATCATACCTCCAACTTCTTGTGCTGTTCCTTTAGGCTTCAAGGCTTTGTTCATAGATTGATTTATAGATTTTAAACCTGGTATGTTTTCATTCATCCAAGGAACTGCAACTGTTGAATACCACTGGCCAGTCAAAGTATCAGCAATCTCCATACCAGCTTTGGATGCACCAGTAGGCAAGCCTTTCGCTACACCAACAGCAACATCTCCAGCACCTTCAATGATATCACCAGCTACATCTACAACATCATCAAAGAATGTTGTTGGATAACCTATTGTAGATTTTGTGCCATCCCAGGACTGCTCATATTCCTGATCACCTGATCTAATATTATTAGATTTTTCTATTTCGGCATATAAGTCTATTTCTGACATTACGGCAACCTCGTACTAGATAATATGTTATTCATAGATTGTATACCTGAATTTCTCATAGCTTCGTTTCTATATGTGCCTTTTCTTTGTTTTTTATTTTCGCTATCATTTAAGTATGTAAGAAACTGTTTTAGCCTTTCAAAGTTAGCTCTTGTGTAAACACCAGGCTGTATACCTTTATTTGGATAATCTTTTACAAACATATCAATAGCACTCTTTGCAGAGTTAAGTTTGCCATTATAAACTTCTACTTGTATTGCATCTTTTTCATTTGCCATCACTGCCCTTGCAACGGCAACAGCATCAAAGTTTTTGCCTTCTTTCTGTGCCTTTAGCAATGCTTCCTGAACTCTACCTTTAATTCTTCTGTATACTTGTTGCTTTTCAAACATAGGATCTTTTTCACCTATGATATCTGCTTCAGGATTAAAACCTAACTCACCAGCTACAATTGTCATTGCATCAACAAACTCAGCATCTTCACTTTGTGCAATACCATTAGCTATTTTTGTGTAATCTTCTACAGTAAGCTTATCAGAGTTATCTTTAAGATCGCCAAAACTCAATTGATCGTTTGCAAGTTTTTTTTCTAGATCACCTAAAACTGATGCATCACTAACAGTTCTAAAACCACCAGCATTATCAAATTTAATTTTAAAATCAGCATATGATTTTGGATCAAGAGTTTCTAATTCATTAAGTTCAGACTGATAGTCACTGCTACCATCACCTAGTTTTTTTGTTAGTGATACAGTCAAGTTAGCTATTTTACCTTGTGCTTCTTTTTCTTTTCTGTCTTGTACTGTATTAAGAAAACTTATCTGTGCAGTTTTTTGTTCTCTAAGAGCTTTTGCAACACCTAGCTTTTCATCCTGGCTCATGCCACTGAGAATAGCATCAATTTTTGTATTACCAGTTTTTTCTAAGTTAGCAATTTTTTGTGCAAATGTTGCTGAGTTTTTTGTTTCCAAAGCAATTTTTATGACACCATTTGTTCTAGTCTCTAACCATTTACTATCCCAATCATTAAGTGATGATTCTATCATTGTCTTGGTGTATTTACTTTTTGTAGCCTTGAAAATAAAATCTCTTTTTTTACTCAAACCAAAACCAGGATTTTTTACAAAATTATTTTTATCTCCATAAATTTTATTTGCCAAAGCATTCTCGTCACCTTCAAAATTTAAGACTGCATCTAATTCAATTTCTAAATTATTGAGATCCATATTTAGTGCTAATGCACCTCTTGTCTGTAAGGTATCAATGGCCTTGGCTGTGTGTATTTTTGAGTATGAACTATAATGACCAGCAGAAGCAGTTCCTAGTTCTGCATATAATTTTTTTGCTAGTATCGGTGATGCAGTATTAGCAATCTTTATGTATTCATTTGATATTGCTTTTAGATCATTACTAACATCCTCAAGAGAAGTATCTCTTAGAGTAGCTGTGGCGATGATGTCAGCCATTTGTGTTTTAGCATTTAGAGCTAGTTCTGTTCCTAAACTTTCTAGGGCAATCTTTTTTGCCGATCTTCCAAAAACTGTATTCTCATCAAACTGAGCAGTAACATCTGTTCCGGTTACTGAACTTTCTTTAATTTGTTCTATCGTAATAGGATTTTCTGCACCATACTCAGCACCTTCAATCTCAGCTTGCCTGACTGCCCTCTTCATAAAGAAGTCACCCATCTTGTTGAGTTCTCTTGTAAGTATACTAGTTGTTTGTGATGCTTCCCTTGCACCAATGCCTGATGGTCCACGAATACTGGATAATCCTAGTCTTGATGTTAATGATGGATATCTTGTTCTAGCCAACTGTTCCATACCTCGCTTGATAATAACCTGGGCTTTGTCCTAAACTTGCTGTTCTTGTTGTTGATGCTGGTGGACCACCTACACCTGATAAAGTTGTAAATCCTTGTGCAATAGAACCTAAAGCAGTTATGTATCCTTGTTTTTGTGCTTGCCTTCCAGCAAAACGTAAATCTTGAGCCTGAGCATTTGCAGAACTTAGAGCCAAACTTGCATTGTCTCTAGCTGTAAAAAAGTCTGATGTACCAGGTCTGATAACATTGAAAGTTGCAATATCTACTGGTGTACCAATATTTGGCTCTAGACCACCAGCCCTAGCAGATGCATTTACAGAAGCCAAAGCTCGCCTTGTATTCTCCAAAGCTTTTATCCCTTGTTCTTTAGCCTTTACTGCTTCAATACGGCCCTCAAGCTCTTTATATCGTGCCTGAGAGTAATATGCCTTTTTAGCATCTTGTCCTTGCTTGATAGCCATTACAGCAGTGACTGCTGATATTCCAGTTGAAACTAATGTTGCTGTAGATGCTGATGCCACTAAAGGAACTAAAAATGCCATGTTACTGTCCAGTGCTTAGTTTGTACTCTACTCCTAACACAGTTGCGAATAGAGGTTGTGTTTGTGTAAATGTCAATTGTGCTGTGTCACTGTAGCCTAGTAAAGGTGCTACTCTTTTTCTTCCGGTAAAAGTTGTAGGAACAGAACCCATTGTGTAAGGCAATGTTTCTAATGGAACTTCAAAGCCGTTGATTGCAATATTTTGTGTACGATCTAAAACTGGGGAAGCTTCTAATATTCTTCTTTTTCTAGAAACAACTACACCGGATGATAACTTTGGTTCTGCTGGAAGTGTCTTAACTTCAACAGTGTAAGGAAGCCCAACCTCAACAAATGAAGATGGTGCTTCATCTATAGTTATAGCTCCACTCGATACAGTCTTGTCAGTCAAAACAAAGTTATCTCTTACTACATCAACAGTCTTAGCTTCTAAGTGAGATAGGTTGGAGCAAGTTGTATTACTTGGTAAAGATTGATCAGGGCTGGTTGCCCCTGAAAAGTATTGTATATTTGCATCTGTTGTTCTTTGATCATCAAACATCTCAACATATCTTTTTGTAGCACTATTAATTGTTCTTTCTGTAACAACATAGATATCTGTGATATCAACAGCTACATCAAGAAACTTACCATCGGTTACAAACTCTGAAGGAGCTACAACATTCTGTGATCTAAGAATTGAGAATGCACCCATTGTGCCATCAGTATCATTTGTTATTAATAATAAATCTCCATCATCTGTAGATGTTGCAACTCTCAAAGCCATTGATCTAGGAGACTTCAATAAGTGTGATGATAGTAATGAAATATTATTTGCCTGATAGTTTAGATCAACATCACTAAATAAAAACTCTCTTAGGGCTTTGCCTTCTCTTTGAATAAATAATGTACCACCCTCAGCCGACACTGGCTTGATGCCTTCTTTTGATCCTCTTCTAGTTGCATTCTTAATAACAAGATTGCTTGGAGTTATAGGATCAAGATCAGCCTGGGGAACAAAGAACTCTGCATCAGTTGTAAATATTTGTAGGTCTCTTCCTGATCTCATGGCTGTTATAGCATTCACACTGTCAGTAGCTATGGTCACAAACAAAGCATCATCATCTAAAGCTTCATGTGCTTTGAATTTGAAAAAGTCACCTATCTTCGAGCCAAACAAACTATTAGGCAAAGATTTACTACCACCAAAAAATAATCTTCCCTCATGGAATGTACAAGTTCTTGGAAACCCTCTAGTGCTTGAAAAAACATCTTCATAACCAGTTTCTAACTCCCAAGCTCCTGATGCTATAGCTACATCTTTTTCAAAGAAAGGAAACTCAGTTACTACTTTTACTTCTGTTGATGATGGCTGTTCGACTATCCTTGCCCTACCAAAACCATTTAAAACATTTATATATTGATCAACATGACTCCCATTAAAGACGGCAGAAGAAGCTGTTATGTTTACTGTGCCATCGACAGCATCAGGAGTTATTGTAGCAGAAGGATTACTAGTAGATAATGTAAAAGCATGTTTTGGAGATGTCAGGGATATTGTTGAGAATGTCCAGGTAGAATTGCTACCACCTCTAACTATTGATTTAGGAGACATATCTTCATGGACCAGGATCAAAGTATCTGCACTTTGAGTAAAGTACATACGATCAAGATCAATATCACCCAAGGCACAAACAAGATAATCATTACCTGAACCATTGATGTTGGTTATCTGTTGACCATTTGCAAAGACAAACATCCTGGT